GCTGGCTCAAGTAATATCTTTAAGCTAATTGCAAGAGATGAGATGATCCATTTAGATATTGTTCAACGTGTACTTAAAATGCTACGAACAGATGAGAGTGAAGGATTCGTTGAGATTGCACAAGAGCTTGAAGATGAAACATATGAAATGTTCAAGACCGCATATAAAGAAGAGATGGATTGGGTTGAATATCTATTCTCTAAAGGCACTCCCCTGATTGGTATGAATGAACATATCTTGAAAGAGTACATGGATTATATCTTTGTGGTACGGATGACCAACATTGGTTTAAATCCATCTAAGCTAGGTCTTGCTATTGGACATAATCCATTACCGTGGGTAGATAATTACCTTGATTCAACTAATGTTAAGAGTGCACCGCAAGAGATTGAGAGTGTTAACTACATCGCTGCTATTGATTCAAGTAAAGATGAAGACTTTGATATGGAGGATTTATAATATGTTAGATAGAACAGGAAATGGGTACCTTGAGGATCCAACAATTTGGTCGGAAGAAATAATGTTTGAAATGGCCAAGGAAGATGACATTGTATTAACAGAGTCTATGGTAAAGCAAATTATGCAAGCAAGAGAATACTTTGAAGAGAATCAAGCCGTGCCACCAATTAGAACATTCTCTAAGTATGTTGGTATTGATAAGAAGGTGCTATTCAAAGAATGGTTGACAGGTCCAATGAAACCTATTAGTAAGTATGGCGGAATGCCACAACCACGAGGTTGCGTGTAAATAACGGTGTACATTTGCTGAGAAATATGTTATAATAGATATATTAAAATGTATAAATAAATTTGCTATTCGTCTGAATAGTTAATGTAAGACAACCGGGACGTTGTGAAACTATTTTAAAACAACAAGAGGTAAGAAATATGTTAGATAAAATCAATGCTTGGATCAAAGCAGGTACAGAAACTGGTGTAGCACTAATTGCATTTGCAATCGTATTACAGGTTATTTTCGGTGGAACGGTTCCATTTGTAGGTGGTGACATCATCGCTACAATTACTGGTATCGTATCACAACTTGGTGCTCAAGGCTTAGTAGGCTTAGTAGCAGCGGCAGTACTATATAAGTTATTTAATAAGTAATAGCTCAAAGTTTAGTAGAACTTAAAACTGCGAACCACTTCATAATGGGAGATAAGGATTGGCTAAAGTCGATCGAGTGCTCCCCCTAATTAATATGACACCCCGCCTCTTTACAATGCGTAATATGGGTGTCTTTTAGCATATGTATCATTTCCGATAAATATAATAAATAATGTATCATTTCCGATAAATATGTTCATCTATTGTTTACAATGCTGTATAAATATGTTATAATATAATTATATTTGAAATAATTCAGATATGTATAATGATAAGGATAAGATGAAAAAACTATACGACTTATGGGTAATGTATTGCCCTCTACCAAAATTACTCGGACTTGATAAGAAGGCCGGTCAACCAATTGCTGTGAAGACAGTGGTAAAAAAGACCAAGAAAACTACTAAAAAATCGGTAGAACAATTGGCTCCATATAAACTCAAGCGAATTAATAAGACTAAACTTACTGATTTGGCAAGCGGATATGGATTAGTAATCGATGAGAAAATGACTAAAAATCAAATCATCGACACAATTTTAGAATTTTATAACGGAGAAAAATAAAATGAATAAGAACTTAATCGCAGCAATCGCTGCTTTAACTACAACTGCCTCAATCGCATCAGTGTCTATTACTGGTGACTATGAAGGTATTGCACAAGACGGTAACCCAGGCGCTGCATCATACACACAAGACCTAGACCTTAAAATGGTTGGTAGTAATGGTGATACATCGGTAACTATCTTAATGGAAAACTTAACGGGTGGTTCAACAGTAACCGCCAATCAAGTATTTATTGAATCAGGCCTTGAAAGTTTATCATTTAAAGGTGGTAAATACAAGAACCAAAATGGTTCTGGCTTAATGCAGAAAGGTGGAGATGTGACTAATCAATTTGAAGTATCAACTTCAGTTGCTGGTGCTGCTCTAACGGTAGGTCAAGCATCTGGTGATGGTAACGCTACAGTTGATGCAGGTCTCGAAATTGCTGGTTTAGATGTTAATGTACAAAATGTATCTAACACTGATCGTTTCATCACCATTGTTGCTGACTTCTTTGGCTTCGGTACTACTACTGAATACCAAAAGACATCCATTGGTACTAATGTAGCGATTTCAGCTGATGCTTCTGTATCAATTACTGAAGGTACTTCTGTTGCAGTAACTGGTGTTTATATGGATATTGAAGACACTGCAGGTGTTACTCAAGATGACGGTATTCTTGATGATGTTTCAGACGCTACTACAGATTCAACTATTAAAGGTGCTGTGGCTTCATTGAATACTACACTGGGTACTGTTACTGGTAAAGCTTTTGATAAGAATGATAAGATGACTTACGTAGGTGAGTTAAGTCGTGGTATCTGGACATTTGGTCACTCTAAGACTGAAAATGTCGATGGTATAACAACTGCCGAGATTAATGTAAGTTTCTAAGAAAACTCCATTAATTAATAAGAAGGTGCTTAATTGCACCTTTTTTTACGAAGGGATGTTTACAATTCAATATAAATATGTTATAATAGTAATAAAGGTAAATATTTATGGAAGTAAATTTTGGAACAAAGGAGTGTCCAGTTTGGAGATTCATACATCATCTTATGAAAAATAGTAAGATGGAGACTAGAAAAAGACTTTGAGTAAAAAGAGGGCTAAGGCCAAAAAAAGACGTAAGGAAAGAAAAGAATTACGTGCAGTTCTTACTCATGCCGCTATTGCGGACGGGTTAAAAACCAAGTCTATAAAGAAAGGTTTAGAAGTAGAAGTAGAATAAATAATGAACGATAGGTTGCTACGGGACCTATCATAACTTGCTTAATAAGGAGAATATATGAGTATAATTGGAATCGATTTAGGTACTACTAACTCTTGCGTATCAATATTAGAAAATGGTGCAGTCAAGATTATTGAAAATAGTGAGGGTGCTAGAACGACCCCATCAATCGTCGGCTACGGCGAAGAGATCAGTGTCGGCGCCACCGCCAAGAGGTCGAGTGTAACATCCCCAGAATCAACAATTTATGCAATCAAGCGATTGATTGGTAGAAAGTTTGAAGATGAAGCGGTGCAGAAAGATATTAAATTAGTCCCCTATAAAATTGTTAAAGCCGACAATGGTGATGCTTGGGTTGAAGTTAAGGGAGAGAAACTATCACCACAGGAGATTTCAGCCAAAATCTTAACTAAAATGAAGAAGACTGCTGAGGATTACCTCGGTGAAAAGGTTACCGATGCTGTTGTAACGGTCCCGGCATACTTTAATGATTCTCAACGACAGGCTACAAAGGATGCAGGTAAAATTGCAGGTCTTAATATTGCCCGTATCATTAATGAGCCAACCGCCGCTGCATTAGCCTATGGTTTGGATAAAGGATCGAGGGATAGAACGGTGGCCGTATTTGACTTAGGTGGTGGGACATTCGATGTTTCTATCATTGAAATGAGCGATGTGGATGGTGAACACCACTTTGAAGTATTGGCAACCAATGGTGATACATTCCTCGGTGGCGAAGATTTCGATATATTAATCATGGACTACCTGGTGGAAGAATTTAAAAAAGAGATGGGCCTTGATTTAAGAAATGATAATATGGCACTGCAACGACTAAAGGATGCTTCAGAAAAAGCCAAGATTGAATTAAGTAGTAATACACAGACTGAAATTAATCTACCATACATCACAGCAGACGCATCTGGGCCTAAGCATCTTATAATTAAGATGACTAGAGCTAAGTTGGAGTCATTGGTTGGTGCTTTGGTTAAAAAGAGCGAAGGGCCATGTAAAACCGCTTTAAAGGATGCAGACTTAACCGAGGTTGATGATGTAATTCTTGTCGGTGGTTCTACTCGTATGCCATTCGTGCAGGAGACTGTTAAGAAGTTGTTTGGTAAGGAACCTAAGAAGGATGTTAACCCCGATGAAGCGGTTGCCATGGGTGCTGGCATTCAAGGCGGGGTGTTGAGTGGTGAAGTAAAAGATGTATTACTACTCGATGTCACCCCCTTAAGTCTTGGTATTGAAACCAATGGTGGTGTAATGACCAAGCTCATTGAGAAGAATACAACAATCCCAACCACGGGCACTCAAATCTTCTCAACGGCTACTGACAATCAATCCTCTGTAACTGTTCATGTATTGCAGGGAGAACGTGAAGTTGCTTCTGGTAATAAATCTCTAGGTCAATTTAATCTTGACGGTATTCCGAATGCACCTAAGGGTCAACCACAGATTGAGGTAAGTCTTGATCTTGATGCGAACGGTATTCTAAATGTTACTGCCAAGGATAATAATACCGGTGTGGAGCAATCGATTACCATTAAGTCTTCTTCTGGGTTAAGTGATGCTGAGGTTGAACAGATGGTACAAGACGCTAAGATACATGAAGCGGAGGATAGAAAATACACTGAACTAATAGCTGTACGTAATCAAGCAGATGCGCTGATTAATACAGCTGAAGATATGGATGACGACAATTTAAAACCTATCATCGAAGATCTTAAGGTGAGTATTAAAGGCGATGATAGAGAGAATATTCAGATGAAGATGGATGCTCTACAATCGATGATGCAACAACAACCTCAGGAAGAGGTGACTGAATCTAGTGATGATGTTATTGATGCAGAATTTGAAGAAGAGGTATAAATAATATAAACAGCGTAAACCGATAATTGGAGATATTCTGGACGCCGGGGCGGTACCGGCCGGTTCCACCAATGAGTGTATTGTTTCCCCCGATAGTACACTCATTAATGGGATCGAAATAGTGTTCGACAGGGTAATCAAAGTTTATTGGCGCTCGACAAAGACGATGTCGTAAAACAATCAACTCAAAATAACTGCTGAAAAGAAAGGTTATAGAGTAAGCAAGGCTATCTTTGCACCATTTTTTGGTGCTCAGACTGGTTTTGCCTCTACTCGCTTAGCGGCGTAAGCTACTACGGGGTTTTAGGCAGGTCTTCCTTGTTATCAAATAGGCCTCCAACAGATTTATTAAAGGCGTGAGTTATAATCATAGCCTTTAATGACATCCGAAATGATGTAAAACTATAATACAATCGAGGATGCTCTATGAGGTCCTCACTTTTAACTCGCTTAATAGGAGAAATATATGACAAACTTTCAAAGAGATCTATTCTTTGGATTTGATGATTTATTCGAATCATTAAACAACCCTACACAACAACAACCCTACCCACCATATAATGTGGTAAAGAAAGATGACAATCATTACTTGATTGAAATTGCAGTCGCTGGGTTCAAATCAGATGACATTACCCTAACTTTAGAAAAAGGGGTATTAATAGTCGAAGGTGGTAAAAAGTTGAAAGACACCACCACGGATTATGTACATAAAGGCATATCCGCTCGAGACTTTACACGTTCATTTACATTGGCTGAGACTATTAAAGTCGTTGGCGCAGATATTGTAGATGGTCTATTAATGATTGGGTTGGAGAACATTATTCCAGAAGAGGATAAACCAAGGACTATAAATCTTGGGGAATTTGCTCAGAAGGATAAGAAAATCCTTCTCGGATAAAATATAAAGGAGCTTCGGCTCCTTTTTTGTTTACAATTAACCTAAAATATGTTATAATATACTTATGATCAAAAAAATTAAACAGTGGCTCATACGCCTACTTAGTGGCAAAATAGATTATCAAACATTATATAATAAAGAAGTATTAAAAAGAAAGGGTGTTGAAGAGTGTTTATTCACGCTTAGATTTCAAATCAAGGCCTGTTTACGAGAAAGTAAATGCAATAAAGATTATAATGGAAAGGGACTATGATTCATAGTGAAGAGGAGTGTAAAATAAAATGCGACGCAATCAAAGAGTTACTAACACAGATTCAACAGAATGCTGGTATGGATAACAATTACACTATTAGGTTCATGGCCGAATCAGGCCTTGATCTTATTAGAGACTTAAAGGGCGAATTTAAAGATAAGTCCTAACAAGCTGGGATGAAGAATTAATTACATTATGAAGAGGTTAATATGAGTATAAACACACCGCAAGATCTTAAGAAGATTGATGCACTACTACAAGAAATTTCAAACATTAAGACTAAGATTGAAATTAATCAAGACACAATTAAAGATATTATTACAAGCATACATGAAGAGTATGCTATTGAAAAGAGTCTAATAAGAAAATTAGCGAAGGTCTATCACGTCCGCAACTTCATCGAAGAGGTCGCAGTACAGGATGAATTCATTGAAATGTATGAGTCTCTAACATCAATCAATAATAAATTGAATTAGCACTTTACTTTTACACCAAAATATGTTATAATATAACTATATGGTCGAAAAGGGGATTAATGGTTCATACAGATAATGATTATTTAGGTAGAATTGCTCAATATTGTAGAGATGAATTAAATATTGAGCATAATTTAGAAATTAATGTAGCCCTTACATGTCTTAAAGAAGATGGTGCACTGGGTTGGTGTTATGATCTACATGATAATGAAATTGACATTGAACTAGATAAATGGCAGGATGAAAAAAGTATGGGCATCACCCTCTGCCACGAAATGGTGCATGCCAAACAATTTGCGATGGGACTAAAACCAAATGAAGATGAAGCGGTTGGTCTTGAACAAATACTATATGATGGATTTATTAAATTATGATCGACCTACAATTAATTGAACTACCCGAACTTGAAGTTGTTACTAAAGAGAGTGGTAGAAAATATCAAACACCGGACAATAAATGGTACCCATCGGTAACCACAGTCATTGGTTGGGATAAGTCTAAATTAGATGATTGGCGCGAGCGCGTCGGTATAGAAGAAGCTCAACGTATCACTAAAGAGGCTGGCCGTAGAGGTACTGCAGTACATGATATGACGGAGCTTTATATCAAGCATGATTTCATGGATAAAAAGAATAAATTCTATAAATTATTCATGATGCTTAAATATAAACTAGATAATATAACAACCGTTGTTGGGATGGAGACACCTCTATATTCCGATACACTACAACTCGCAGGGCGTGTGGATTGCATTGGTGATTATAAAGGTAAGCGTTGTATTATTGATTTCAAGACAAGCACTAGAATGAAACGCGAGGAGTGGATTACAGACTATTGGTTGCAGTGTACAGCATACTCTATTATGTGGTATGAAAGAACTGGTGAAGTTATTAATGATCTTTTGATCTTAATGGTAGCCGAGGATGGTGAAGTTAAAGAGTTCCATTCGGAGAGAAAGAAATGGATGGGACCATTACAGGATAGAATATTGGAGTATAGAAATGTACAATAGAATAGGATTTACATGTTCAAGCTTTGATTTGCTTCACGCAGGTCATATAGCTATGTTGAAGGAAAGTAGTGAAAATTGTGATAGATTAATCGTCGGCTTGAATGTTAATCCATGCAAGGGTGGTAAATATCCAGTGCAGAGTGTTGTTGAAAGATATGTTCAACTAAGTGCAGTTAAATTTGTGGACGAGATTATTCCGTACAACTCTGAAAGTGAATTAATTGATTTAATGCAACTATATCATATTGATGTTAGATTCATTGGTGAAGATTATAGGGATAAATCATTTACTGGCGATAATTTAGATATGGAAGTATTCTATAATAAACGCGAGCATAGATTCTCATCTTCTGCTTTAAAGCAGCATGTTAAAGATGTATTAGATTCACCTGTTATGCAGGGGACGGTAGTAAAAGATAATGAAACATATATGATTGTAGATAATGTAGAACTAAATGGTCTTACAGTATCTACCACTATATTACACCCAGAAAAGAGCACCACCGGGCATAGTCATAAGGGCATAGAAGAGGTATATTACTTCATTAGTGGTAATGGTGATATGGTACTTGATGACAAAACTCTGCCGGTGGAGGGGCATAGCGTGATTACTATACCCGATGGAGTGTTTCATAGAGTAATAAATAATTCAAAAGAAGAAGATTTAAACTTCATCTGTACATTTAATGACAGAAGGAACCACTAGGAGATGATTATGTCGGCAAGAACACAGGCCTTTTCTGGAGAGATTCAGAAAATGGTAGACGAGGGACTTACATATTTAGAGGCTATTGCCGTCTATTGTGAGGATAATGATATTGAACCATGGACAATAAAGAAGTACATTGATGATATACTTAAAGAGAAGATTAGGGTATGTTGCGCCAAGAATAAATTGATTTGCGATGAGCTACCCCCTACATTAGTAGATGACTGAAGGTGATGCATTAAAAATATTTAAAAGCATAAGACTATACTTCACCAACAATTATAATTTAGAAAAATATGGTGTCACGGGTATAAACTTATCGGAGAGAGAATATCATAAATATAGATATTTCTCGCGCAAGGCGAAGAAGAGATTCAACACAAATGACTTTATAGAATACTGTCTATCAAATGTTCTTGGTAATGGTGACTTCGGCGATATTGTTAATATAGACCAGAATTCATTGATGATATACTTTGATTGGAAGAAACGCAATAGTAGGTTTACAAATGAGTTCAAATGTGATATAATGGCTATAAGGGACGAATTTTTGTTACCACAAAATTTAGTCTTCAATGATTTATTTAAGACCAAGGGTAGTCATCCTTTAATACTTAAAATGCTACTCGGTGGTGATATACACCAGGAAACATTCATAGGTATAAATGAAGTGGTGGGCTTTTATAAACATTTGGATGATGTACTAGATGATGATTATATTTGGAATGAGACTAGGGATAGGTTGTTGAAATATAGGAATTTTTTGAAAATTGATAAAAATAAAATAAAGGAAATAATGAAAAATGTTTATATTACATAATGACAACGAAACGGAACTCACCTGTGATGAGATAAAAAGATTAGATAAAGTTGCGTATAGACCAGAAAAAGGGGAGAATACACTCGTAACTTGGTTTAATATCAATGGTGTTATATTCGAAAGATCGTTTGCATACACCGATTGTGTATTAGCCAAAAATGACTTTGAAAGTCTTAAAACTCTTGCTCTATCTTTTGAAAAAGAATTAAAACTACTAAATGAGGAATGTGATGTCTAAACTTATGCCAGGTAAAATGGAACTCAATGAAGATCCAATTATTAATAATATATATGATGACGACAATATGGTCAATCACCCATCATACTATCAGGGCGAAAGCATTGAAGTTATCGACATTATCGAAGAATTCAATTTAGGTTTTTCTCTCGGTAATGCCATTAAGTATATTCTAAGAGCCGATTATAAAGAGGATGATATTCAAGATTTAAACAAAGCCTTATGGTACTTGGAAAGAGAATTAAAATATAGAACGGAATAGTGTTTACAATTCACTATAAATGTGTTATAATATAACTAAAGTGAACGGAAACACTATAAAGTCCGAAAATTAAAATATAACAGGAGAAGTAATATGTCGAATACAGCATTCGCAAAGATGAAAAAGAAACGCAACAATGTTGCAGATTTAACCGCTAAGTTAGAAACGGCGGGTGGTAAGAAAAAAGATTACGGCGATGACCGTATGTGGTACCCAGCGGTTGAGAAGTCAGGCAATGGATACGCGGTGATAAGATTCCTTCCACCTTCAGAAAATAATGATGTACCTTTTGTAAAGGTATTCTCTCATGGATTTCAAGGTGCCGGTGGTTGGTATATTGATGAATGTCCAACAACGGTAGAACAAGAATGTCCGGTCTGTAAAATGAACCAAGCCTTGGTATCAAGTCATGGCAATTGGGACGCTACACCAGATAAAGATAAAACACTTGTTCGTACACGTAAACGCAGAGAAGGATATGTCTCAAATGTGTTAATCATGGAAGACCCTCAGAACCCAGAAAATGAAGGCAAAGTAATGCTATTCAAATATGGTAAGAAGATCTTTGATAAACTAATCGATGCATTAAGTCCAGAGTTTAAAGACGATGAACCATTAAATCCATTCGATTACTGGGAAGGCGCAGACTTTAAGATTAAAATTCGTAAAGTTGAAGGCTACCGTAACTATGATCGAAGTGAATTTGATGCACCGACTGAACTACTTGGTGGCGATGATGACAAGTTAAGTGCTTTATATGAATCTCAATATGATTTACGTGAATTCGTAAACCCAGAGAATTTCAAACCATTTGCATTCTATGAGTCTAAATTGAATCGTATTATGGGTAAGACTCAGGTTAAACCTAGTGCTGATTCTGGGGATGATTCTCCAGTAGAAACTATTAAACCTAAAGTTGATACTACATCAGATG